GCAGAAAAGCACGTTTATACCTTATTAGACAAAAGAATAAACGTTCACACAAAACTTACAGATTTATACAAAGAAATACTTGACTAACGTATCATTAGTAACTATATGTTATATTCTGATAGTTAGAGGAGAGAGTTATGGAAGATATAACACCAGATAAGCTAGCAAAAGCTTACATTAAAATAAGAGCAGAACGATCTGCGTTATCAGCGCAGTTTAAAGAAACAGACGGGGAGCTTTCAAGGAAGCTTGATCGTTTGAAACAGGCAATGCTTGAACATTGTGAAAGACACAAAGTTGAAAGCGTAAGAACTTCTGAGGGACTATTCTTTCGGTCTAAAAGAACAAAGTATTGGACAGGCGATTGGGATGCTATGCACAACTTTATTAAAGAGCATAACGTACCAGAGCTTCTTGATAAACGTCTTAACCAAACCAACATAAGAGAGTTCCTAGAAGAAAACCCAACTTTAGTTCCTGATGCTTTGAATACTGAAACGGAACTAGTAATTTCTGTGAGGAAAAAATGAACGAACCTTTTGTACCTATAGAAGATGTGGCTAAACACTTTAGTGTGTCCATATCAACTGTACGCGCTTGGGTGCGTCAAGAGCATATTCCTAAAGATACCTACGTTAAAATAGGTAATACTTATAGGTTTCGTGTTGGAGATGTAGCCGACGCACTAACCACTGCCGAAAAAAATAATGGCAACAGTGGTGTAAAAACTAACGACGATCTAGACTTTGTTGATCTAGACGAAGATATATAAATAGGAAGTGGAGAAGCGAATATGGAAACATATATAATAAAAAATGTAGAGGCTCTTTGGCCTAAAATTAATACTACCTATCACTTTGATAGTAAGGCAAACAAGTCTATGCCCTGCGGTGCATTGGACGATGGTGCAGAATATTCTATACAATTTCGTATGGATGACGCTACTGCAAAGGCTTTATACATAGAAATGTCTAAGTCTTACCAAGCAAACAAAAAAGATAAGTGGGCAAACAAATTAGAGCGTCCATTTGTTAAAGACGACGAAGGTATGTTTACCCACAAGGCTAACTTGAAGGGTGCATATAGCAACAACAAAACAACCAAGCCTTTACAGGTTGATGCACAGGGTACGAAGTTACCAGATGACTTTTTACTTACGACAGGTAGCACTGTGAATGTTGCTGTTACATTTAATCCTTATGACTTTGGTGGTAAGCAGAACGTAAACTTACGTCTGAAAGCCGTGCAGGTTGTTAAGTACGTACCTATGGAAGACAGAAATCCTTTTGAGGTGGTTGATGGTTTTACCATAGAAGATGACCCAAACCCTTTTAAACAAGAAGCAACTCCTGCTCCTGTAGAAGAGGAGGAAGTTGTCGAAGAACCTAAGAAAGTTGTTAAGAAGTCAGCCCCACCCGCTACTTCTAATGATGATGACTTGAGTGCAATAATTGATGATTGGGACTAATCATTAGCACTCCGCCACGACTAGGTATTTACCGAAAGAATAATGTGTCGTATTCTGTCGTGGTGTCTTCGGCACTCATGATGGGTGGAGGTTATGGAAACAAAAACATTTTTAGAAAATGTACTAGGGAGTGACGGATACTACAGCGTTCTAGCTTTTAATAATGAACGAAGAATACAAAAATTTTATGACTCTATTGATGCAGTTATACACGCCGCAAACAACCTAGATACACAAAAACTTAATACCTTTTACGGACTAGCCACGTTTAAAGATGGTAACAGTCGTAAAAGTGAAAACGTACAACATCTTAAGTCATTTTTCTTGGACTTAGATTGTGGAGAGGGTAAGGACTACCCAAACCAAACAGAAGCTATTAACGCTCTACGCGTATTCGTGAAGACGTTATCTTTACCTAAACCTGTTATGGTGAGTTCTGGGTATGGGGTGCATGTCTATTGGGTATTAGAGGATACCGTACATCCTGACGAGTGGACTCCTGTAGCACTGCAACTAAAGAAGATGTGTGTAGAACATGGGTTGAAGGCTGATCCTGCGGTTACGGCTGATACAGCTAGAGTATTACGTGTGCCAGGGACCCACAATCATAAGGGTGACACACCTAAACAAGTTAAGGTACTAGGCGTTGAAGAACCCAGGCTTGTAAACTTGGAAAGTTTTACAACGTTATTAGGTGGGGGTGTCATGCCTGTGCCTGTAAAGGTTGACTCTGCTGAGAGCGCATTGAGAGAAGCACTGAGAGAGAACTCGGACTTTTCATTTAAGAACATACTTAAGAAGTCTATCAAGGGTACAGGATGCGCTCAGATAAAAAACATGATACAGAACAAAGAAAACATTAGCGAACCTCTATGGAGAGCAGGGCTATCTATAGCAAAATTTTGTTCAGACAAAGACAAAGCTGTGGACCTCATATCGGTAGGACATGAAGGATACAGTAAGGAGTTAACACAAGAGAAGGTAGACTTGATAAAAGGACCCTATCTTTGCTCTAGTTTTTACGAGCATAACCCCGATCTTTGCGCAGACTGCCCTAACTTTGGTAACATAAAATCACCGATAACATTGGGCAGAGAAGTAAAGAAAGCTCCTACTGATCCAGAAAGACCACAGTACCCAGAACCATATTTTAGAGGTGCAAACGGTGGGGTGTATGTAAGATTTACTAACGCAGATGGTGATCCAGAGGACAAACTTATATATCATAACGACTTATATGTTGTTAAACGTATACATGATGTAGAACTTGGTGAAGCTATTGTGATGCGTTTGCACCTGCCAAAAGATGGGGTGAGAGAGTTTACAATACCGTTAACTTCTGTAACATCGAAAGAAGAATTAAGAAAACAACTATCTATGCAAGGTATAGCAGTAACAAGGATGGACGAGCTAATGCAATACACAACAACGTGGGTAAACCAACTACAACTAACAGACAAAGCAGATGAAGCACGAAGGCAGTTTGGTTGGACAGATGATAACCTTGAAGGATTTATTCTTGGTAACGAAGAAATACGCAAAGATAGCATAGAGTTTAACCCACCATCTACACCAACGGCAGGGTTGTTTCCCTCGTTTGAGCCAAGAGGGACGCTAGAGGATTGGAAAGAAACAATAAACTTTTATAACCGTGATGGGTTTGAGTTACATCAATTTGTTGTGGGTACATCTTTTGGCTCACCTCTTATGGCTATGTCGCCGATAAACTGTGCAGGATTGCATATTTATAGTAAAGAGTCGGGTGTAGGTAAGACAACAGCTATGGCAGCAGGGGTATCCGTGTGGGGTAACCCTGATGATTTAATTATACATGAGCGAGACACGTTCAACACTAAGATGAACAGAGGTGAAGTATACCATAACCTGCCACTGTACATGGACGAGCTTACGAATACATCAGGTAAAGAGTTATCGAATTTAGCCTATCAATTAACAGGTGGTAGACAGCGTGGTCGTATGTCGGCAAGCAGTAACACGGAACGTCACAGAGGAGACTCGTGGAGATTACTCGCTGTAACGACAGGCAACACAAGTATGGTGGAGCGTATAAGTATTATTAAAGCCATGCCAAAGGCAGAAGCACAGAGAATAATGGAGTGTCGTGTTAGCCGTATACATTTTGAAACAAAAGAAGAGACTGATGTGTTTAGTGCTTGCTTGCAAAACAATTATGGTCATGCGGGTAAAATATACGTGCAACACATTATGAATAATTTAGATGAAGTGAAGAAACTTCTTTCCGACGTGCAAGCTAGAGTAGATGCAAAGGCAGGATTGACTGCTGAGAATAGATATTGGTCTATACTCGTTGCTTCTACTATAACAGGACTTATGTTGGCAAAACGCATAGGACTTGTAGATTATGACATTAAAAAAGTATTTGCGTGGGGTATAGAGAAGTTAAAAGAAAATAAGCGTCAAGTCGAAGATATGAGTGTGTCAGTAGAAGAAACACTAAACGATTACATACACGAGCATTGGAGCAACGTGTTATGGATAAAAAGTACAGACGATTTACGTAAACAAGATGGTGAGATTGATGACGAGGTTTCAGATCTTATTATACCTGAAGAACGTGCAAGGGTTAAGTTTGTTGCGCGGTATGAGACAGATTTAAAACGTGCGTACCTTGTTCCTAAACCGTTAAAAATTTGGTGTGGTGAACAACAGATAAACTATAGTTCATTTGTGCATGACCTCAAAACAAAGTTAGGTGCTACGACAGGTATGGTAAGATTAAGTAAAGGCACAAAAATGGCTTTACCTGCGACACGGGTAATACAAGTGGATTGTTCTATAGAAAATGAAAATAAGACAGGGAATACTGAAAGTACATGATCTTTGCCCTGATGGGGTGCGGATTATAGTAAATTGGGAACGTATGGTAACAAGTTCTTCTGTGTTCATTCAATGTATCAACACCCAGGCGGCACTACATAGCTTGGGAAAAATAGCAGAGGATAAGGGTTGGCAGGTAGAAACTCAAGTTTGTATAGAAAATAATAAATTAGGGGTTCGCATGTGGAGAATTGTGTGATATGGGTGACAAGACAGAGACATTTCTGTCACTCTCCCTCCCAGACTAG